CAATCCTCAAAAGCACTGCAAAAGGCGTATTACTTTAAACTGAAATTCGGATATATCTTCCACGCCAAATCCCGTCAAGAGGCCGAAAGCCTCCTCAGCCGTTGGATTGCCGAGGTCCAGCTCGATGGAATGAAAGAATTCAGCAGCTGCTGCCAGACCTTCACCCGATGGTCGAGGGAAATCCTGAATTACTTCGACCACCCTTATACCAATGGCTATACGGAGGGGGTGAACAATAAAATCAAAGTGTTAAAGCGTAATGCCTATGGTGTTTCTAATTTCAAGCGTTTTAGAAACCGTATTCTCTATATGATGAAGGCATAGAAAAAGGACAGCTGATTTTTTTGCTGTCCCTGGTATTTCTTTTTCTTTTGGCTTTACCCCAACATTTGACATAGAACCAATAAAAAATACCATCGTCCATCCCCTTTCGAGGGGGACGATGGTATTTTTGACTTACCGAAAAATGATTTCTCCAGAGGACATATCCTCCACAATGGCCAGGGATTCCAGCTGGATACCCTGCTCACGAATCTTCTTTCCGCCTTCCTGAAATCCCTTTTCAACCACGATGCCAATGCCCTCCAGGGTGGCACCGGCCTGGGCGATGATCTCAATGAGCCCTTCCAGGGCATGGCCAGTGGCCAGAAAATCATCGATAACGAGGATGTGGTCCTCAGGAGATAAGAATTCCCCAGAAACCATAATATCGTAGTTTTTATTCTGGGTATAAGACATGACCGTGCTTTTATAGACCTGGTCACTGATGTTGGTGCTGCGGTTTTTCTTGGCAAACACCACTGGGGTTCCGAAGTGCTGGGCGACGATACAGGCGATACCGATGCCGGAGGCTTCAATGGTCAGGATTTTATTAATGGGTTTATCCGAAAACCGTTCTTTAAATGCTTCACCGACGTGGTCGAGAAGGGTGACGTCGATCTGGTGGTTTAGAAATTTGTCAACCTTTAGAATATTGCCGGGTTTGACAACGCCATCCTTTAAAATACGGTCTTTAAGTTCTTGCATGAAAATCTCCTTTGGTTCGTGGTATATGTTTATAACATTATATATCATTTTGGGAGATTTTTTTAGTGCTATTTTGAGATTATTACAGATTTTATGTCTTTTAATGCTTTTTGAGCAGGGGCCAACCTCCAAAAATAAAAAAACCGCTGAATCCAGCGGTTTTATGTCGATTTATGGTGGAGACAGGCGCACCGGGTACAGTCTAAAAAAATTGACATCACATTCCAATCGGTCCGGGAATACCCGAATATCATCGACGATTTCGTCGATAACGGTGCGCTGGACGGTTCGGTCGGACCGCAGAAGGTCTTTGTGCTGGATGATGGATTTCTCCACGGAGAGGACGCTCTTGGGGACATCAGACTTATCGGAAGAGGAAATCTTCCTAATTTCTTTTTCCAATTCATCTCGGCGATGTTCAAGATCCTCCAGTTTGGATTTGATTGCCGGGGAAAAGACACCTTCCGATATCACGGCAATCAGGTTAGCGATTTGCGTGTCGATGCTTGACATGGCGCTTTTCAGTTCGTCTAAGCGCTGGCTCTGGTTGTCAAAGATTGAGCCCATTGTTTCCAGGACGGCTTCGGCGGCGGAGTGGATCGCCGTAGGCGCCATGGCTTTGTCGAGGAGGAGGCGAAGCACCAGATCCTCTGCGGTGTCGGCGTTGATGCTTTTGGCTTTACAGGATTTATTATATTTTTTGGAGTTGCAGATATAATAGTGGTATAGCTTTTTACTTCGTCCACCACGGATGCTGCTTCCAGACATCCCTCCACCGCAGGCACCACAGTGGATGACGCCGCTTAAGATGTACATCCGTTTGGCATTATATCGACCACCTGTTCGCAGGTTCTTAGACATTCGGGTTTTGACAGTGCGGAATGTTTCTTCCGATACGATGGCTGGGCATCCGCCTGGAATCCGAATGATTTCATCCGGGCTTTTGCTGGCATGGTTGTTGCGTTTGCCGTTGGCCTTCGGCGCCGAACGATTGAACACGTAGACACCGGAATATTTTTCGTTGGTGAGAATTTCTCGAACCGTCCCGGCTGAGAAGTTTCGTCCGTTCCTTGTCCTGGCCCGCATTTCATCCAGACGGGTGCAAATAGCCTTGTAGCCATCACCGCGAGTGTACATTTCATAAATGACCCGAACAACTTCGGCTTCCTCTGGATTGATGATGAGCTGCTTATCGCCATTAAGTGAGAACCCATAGGGTGTGCGTCCGCCAGTGTGTTTGCATTTATAGGCATTTTCGAGTTGGCCTTTCATGACTTCCCGGGCTAAATTCCGGCTGTAATATTCAGCCATGCCCTCCAAGACGCTTTCCAAGATGATGGATTCGGGAGAGTCGTCCAGGTTCTCCAGGACGCTCATGAGCCGGACACCATTATTTTTAAGTTGCCTTTTGTAAAAAGCGCTGTCGTATCGGTCCCGGGAGAAACGATCCAGCTTGTGGACCAGGACGAATTTGAAATCACCACTGGCAGAATCGGCAATCATCTGCTGGAATTCGGGCCGCCTGTCCGTTGTGGCGGACCGCGCTTCGTCAGCGTAAATGTGGGTGATGATCATTCCACTGCGTTTGCAGAAGTCTCTACAGGCGCGGACCTGGGCGTCGATGCTTTCGTCCCGCTGATTGTCAGAGCTAAATCGGGCATAAACAACGCAATTATTCATAGTGTACCTCCATTAATTTGTTGTAAAAACCCGGGCTGGATGGTACAATTATGCTTGGATAAGGCGTATTGTAGCCATCCGGCTCGGTATGTCAAGCCGTCTTAGTGTTGGTAGCACTAGGGCGGCGTTTTTTTTATTTATAAGCCGACAGAATTCACTCCATATTCTGCTTGTTCTTCAGTATAGCCTTCATACAATAATTGATCGATTAGCCCATCTCTGGAAAAAGAAGTGTAATCAAGATATTGTTTGGCTGCCTTTGCTGCCTGCTCATTCCAGTCAGCGCCGCAATTGTCCGCGGCATATGTAGCATCTTCCGTGGAATATTTTTCATACTCTAATTGGCTAATTAACCCAGAATATGAAAATGCGGAATACCCCAAATAACTTTTTGCTGATCGCAATGCATTTTTCTGTGAGGTGGTAATCTCAGGCGTTGGTTCTGGAGTGGGAGTGGGTGTCGGTGCTACTGTTGCACTCGGTTGTGATACCGTGGTTTGCGTAGTTGACGAAGTAGTGGTTGTTGTCTTTGTCGAAGTTGGATTCGTTATCATTCCGACAAGAATAAATCCACAAATAACGCTGATAATAACGCGTGCTACCATGTTGAATTTTTTGTTAACCCACATTAATACTAAACCAACAGGCCAGAAGAAAATTAACATTACAACAGTAAACCATGTTTTTTTGTACCATTTTTCTTTTGGCGGAGTATCATCGGGTTGCTTTGTGTTGGGTTGATTGCTTTGACGTCCAAACGGATCTTCTCCAAATTGTTCATTATTATTGTTGTTGTTATCATCAATCATTTTTTATACCTTTCACTTAACTAATTTCTTGAATGCACAACGCGGATTAAGACATCATATAGCTCTCTTAACTCTTCATTTTTTGCAACAATACAATTAGGGTATTGTTTGATATCTCCGATACTGGAAATTTTAAAATCGTTAGGGGTTGGTAAACCCGAGGCGCAAATCATTAAATAATCTGCATAATATATTACCCCTGAAATAGCAGATAACTTAATTGTCATTTGTCCCATTGCGCGACCAGCAAATAACCCTTTTGCTGCACTTTTTGCATCTGTTCTGTTGATTTCCAGGATATTATCCCCAATTAATACAGATGTTCCCGACTTGAATCGGAACTCTTTAGCGTCCATTACATTTCCTTTCTTTTTTACGTCTGTAGACCTTATATTAAATCCGGCAATCCGCCAGCTTTAATTCTAAAATACTTTTTGGTACTTCTAAACCTGCGGCTATTTGGCTGACGCAGAATCCGGAATCCCTATAATCCAGCAATACTTCGTCTGGTATAAGCAAGTGGGCTGCAAATCGATTTGCTTGAATTTCTAATTTATTTGTAGTGTAATACGTAAAACCTTTTAAAAACACGCTATTATCTTCGCGGTGGAGTACATAATGCCCTAATTCATGGGCGCATACAACCCGAGATTTCTCTTCAGACAATTTAGAGTCAATGCATATGACGCCACTGCGATTATGGTAAAAGTAAAACCCATTAGTGGAACCGGATAAGTCTTCGGTGATCGTGACAACACCCATGGCATCTGCTATTTCAAACGGGTCCCGGGTCTTGTACTTGGCGACGATTTTCCTTACTGTATCAATCATGTCGGCACCTGCTATTTTCGATATTTTTTTGGTGTGTATTTTTCTTTGTTTTTTAGTTTGACCATTTCAACACCAACACGCATTGCATTGATAATTGACTCAACATCTTCGTCAGATGCTGGCTCTCCATCGAACATTAGCCCTTCAGCGGTGGATAACTCATTCGCCATGTTATTAATAAACTTTTCAATGTCTTTATGGTCTTTGTTTGTTAATTGCGGTGGAGACGTCCATTTTCCTGAATTACTTGTTTCAGCAGAATATTTTTCATCCGACTTTCCAACAAGCCATGAAGGGTTTAAATTTAGCTTGTTTGCAATTGCCTCAATTATAGGAAGTTTAATTTTCTTGATTGATCCTGTTTCATATCTCTGAATAGTGGATGTTGCTACACCAATCATGTCGGCCAATTCTTGCATGGTAAATCCCATGGCGCAACGTTCAAGTTTTATCCTTTCCCCTATTTCTAAATTAGTCATAATTGAACCTCCTAGATTCATTGTCAATTTAACTGTATTATACGCTCAAAATTTGCGTATTGCAAGAATAAAATTGCGGTGTGCATAAATGTGAAAAAAATATGAAAATATAATTTGCGCTACGCTATTGACAATTGCGTTGCGTAGCGCTATAATTTCGTTATGAATTGCGTAGTGCAAGATTGGAGGTAATATGCTAAACACTAAAAAAATTAAGGGGCGGATGGTCGAACTAGGCATGACCCAAAAAGATTTAGCGACGGAAATGAGTTTGGCCATTCCGACTGTGAACCAAAAAATTAATGGAATTCGTCCAATGTCTTTAGACGAAGCAGAAGTAGTGGCAACTGTGTTGAAAATTGATTCAAGAAAATTTGGCGAATATTTTTTTTCACATTAAATTGCGCTACGCAATTCAAGTAAGTTTTCTTAAGAATCAGAAAGGAGGTGAGGAGGATGGAGAACGAACAGATGAAAGAATTGAAGCACTTAGCAATACCCATTAGAAATTGGATAAAAGAGAATGGGAATCCATATACAACCATTATTATCAGAGATACACAATTGCGTGTGACACAAGATGTGTTTGGCTTAGAGGCTGAAAGAGACGGCCATTGCTGACCGTCTATAATCTTAGATTCTGTGGTAAGGGTGTATTTTGTCAAAGCGATGAAGTTCAGACCCTAGAGATGGGGAATTTATAAAATTTTGATATTCAGATTGTGAGACATTTTCATAAGCATACACTGTGCCGTCTTTAAACTGAATGTACATTGTGTTATTTTCCCATCCAACAGCGTTCATCCTACTTGATGATACGGGGTTCATTTGCACTATCACGTCCTCCTTTCCCAGATTTCAGCATGCTAGTGCTGATGCGGATATTATATCACGATGGAAGTGGAGATAAAAGGGAAGTGTTCGGCCGGATTGATTTGAAGATTGAAAGGAGGTTGTGGCATGAAAAAAAGTAGGACTGAAAAATCTCTCTATGAAGCGATGGTCATTGACTTGTCGGCATTCGTTAGCCGGACTGCCAATAAAGATAATCCGACCAACGCAGAAGTAAATGCGATGGTCGAAATATCTAAGCTGCTGTTTCGAACAGTTTAATGACTTGCGGCCTTATGGTCGGCTAATGTTTTACCCGCTTTAGATTTTGCAGGTTTAGAGTTGCTGGTGGCAAGTGTTTTTCCTGCTTTACTAACCTTGGCGGATGGTTTACAGGATTTTCCTTTAGCCATATAAGTAGCCTCCTTTCTATATGTTGTTTAAATTATACAACAATCGGAAATGTTTTACGATATATTGTGGAATGTAATACATATGGGGGGCTTTATATATGGGTGAAATTGATTGATTTACTATTAAGGTTCGGATTGATTTAAGACTCAGAGAGGAGGTGAGGGGAGAATGGAAACAGTGAGTATTGACCGGGAAAGTGGCAATCGGACGCCGTGTGAGTTTGACTGCGATGCCGCAGGAATCGGGCGGATCTTCTGCATGATCCTAACTGGACTGACTCCAGAGGAAATGGCCCGGGAGATTGTACGAGCGGATGTGCCGGAATGCGGATTGGAGGTTGCAAAGTGAAAAAATATTTAATCACCGTGGCTGCTGCTCTGGTGGTGGCCATGGCGGTGTTGTGGATGCGGTCAACCCCGGCGATTGGCGGGGAGTGGCTGATGGTGTTGATGGCACCCGGTGGGGTGTGGGTTTGGGAGGATTTGCGATGATGAAAGGAGCGAAATGATGGAATCGGATGCATGCGCGTTTGTGTCGCAGGAGGCCTACAACGAAATGGTGGGCCAGGTAATGCCACTGCGGTTGAAGAATGAGAACCAGCGGATTGATATCCGGCGGAAGAACAAACGGCTTGAACAGCAGGAGGTTGCTATCCATGCATTGATGGATGAAAACAACCAGCTGATCGACAACGTGGAGGAGCTGAGAGACAAGGTTGGGGAGTGGAAAGCTGAGGCGGACCGGCTCCGGGAGCAGATTGAAAATCACGATATGTGTGATGGCTGCGAACACAATCATGCGGTTTTGAAAGCGGAACAGCGAGCCGAGGCTTTGGTCATCGAGGTGACGGCATTGCAGGAGGAAAACAATGATTTGAAAAAAACGGTGGAGCGCCTGAAAAGGAATCGGCCCGTTGTTGGGAGACCGGCAAGAGTCAACCCGGATTTTGACGATGCGGTGAAGTCCATGGAAACAAAGGTACTTCCAGACGGACCGGGGGAAGATACTGGGCATCAGGAACGTGACCGATTTGACGGTATCGTACCGATGATGGCCAAGCACAAGGTTGGCAAGAGCTACAAGGCTGAACGGTTGAGCCCGGACAGGATGGAGTTCAGGAAACGTGGATGCTCTCGAATCCTCGTGACGATGCCGAGCATCAAGAGCGTTCCGCAATGGAGCGTGAATGGCGAACCACGAAAGGGCATAGAGGATGCTATTGAGGCATCAAGAGTTACGCAAGTTTTTGAATAAAAAAAGCACCCCGGGACATAGGACTCCCGAAGGTGCAGGTGAAAAATATCTGATGCCATTATACCGCCTTTTGGTGGTTTTGGCAAGCAAGGAGGAAAAAACAATGGCTAAATACAATCAGAATGGGCAGCAGAATCTGCGAATCCGGAGCTCAAGGAAACACAAGGACGCCATCCACGATATGCGCCGGCGCCTGGATTGGGATGATGTCGTACCGAAGGAGTTTCGGCGGAGCGACGGGAAGAACATCGTCCGACCGGTGCTGATCCGGAACCGGGAGAAGCACTTTGTACCTGATGGGGCGGTGGGGCACTGATGAATGCGCCAACACGGGGCGACCTAATGGCCGCCAGAACCAGGGAAATCGGAAGGCGACGGGAAATCGTACGGACGGGAAGTAAAGTCGGAATCCGGGAATCCAATGCCGTAATCTATGCGTTGGAAAAAGAACTGGAACGGAGAAAGCAAGGAGGCGAGGGTGCATGTTTGGCATACCAGGAGTGATCGCCTTTAAAGGTTACCCCGACATTGAGGCCTACGAACTGCTTTTCGGTCCGCTAACGGATACCACACGGTACATCATGACCGAACAAGATTTAGAGGATGCGGTTACCCAGCGGTGCGGACCGGAGGTGTGGTCGGTACTCCGTCCACCGGAACCGGAAGAGGAGAATGATCCGGATACCGATCTGGATTCTGCCTATGAGGAAATCCGGTATTGGCAGGATACGGTAAAAGAATCTGCCGAAGCCCTTAAAAAGTTGGATGCCAGCATCCGTGAGCGGCAGCGGTTTACCGCATCGGTCAAAGAGAAAATTATCAAGGCTATCGAGGATACCATTACTATTTTAGAGAAGGAGTTATGATGAAGATGAAAATTAATTGTGTGTTTGACAGTATTGAAGAAATGCAGACCTGGGCAAAGATGACCTGCGGGCTGCCCCTGGGGAGTGGCCAGCCTGTCCCTGTAGCCACTATGGAACAGGTTTTCCCGACGGAAGCCCAAGGGGTTAATCCGTTGCCGGTAAACCCAAACCCGGTACCCATGCCGCAGATGCCGATCTCAACGGCTGCACCGGTACCGTCAATCCAGCAGGCACCGCCCGTAACACCCCCCGCGGCAATACCACCCATTGCGCCTGCTCCGACTGCTCCCATTACGCCGCCGCCGGTGACGGCTGTGGCACCAACCTATACCATCGATCAGTTTCGTATTCCGATGGCCGGCCTCATGGATGCTGGTCGGCAGGCGGAGCTACAGGCATTGCTCCAAAGCTTTGGGGCCAACATTCTTACAGAAGTCAAGCCAGATCAATACCCGGCACTGGCTGCCCGCTTAAAGGAAATGGGGGTTACGGTATGACGGCCCATGCTGTTTTGTCGGCCAGTGCTTCCAGTCGTTGGCTGGCCTGCCCGCCATCGGCCCGGATGGAGGCCCGGTTTCCGGATACCACGAGCACCTATGCGGCGGAAGGCACCCTGGCCCATGCCATGGCCGAACTAAAGCTCACGAAGCACTATACCCCCATGGCGAAATCCACGTATACCAAGAAGCTGAATGCCCTTAAAAAAGATGACTTATACGCTCCGGAGATGGATGGCTATACCGATGCTTATCTTGACCGCATCCAGCAAATCACCTATGGGGCCCCGGCGGCGCCCATGGTGGGCATCGAAAAGCGGGTGGATTTCTCCACCTGGGTGCCTGAGGGCTTTGGTACCGCAGACTGCGTCATCTTGTCCGGGAACCAGATGTGGGTTATTGATCTGAAGTATGGAAAAAATGTTGAAGTTTCCGCTAAGGATAATAGCCAGCTAAAGCTTTACGCCATGGGTGCCTATGAAGCCTATAAGCTGCTATATCCCATTGATACGGTGACCACCTGCATCATCCAGCCTCGGATGGATAAGTACTCTGAGTATATCTACACCCTGGATGAGCTTCTGGGTTGGGCGGATACGGTCAAGCCAATAGCCGCCATGGCTCACGCTGGAACGGGAGACATCGCCCCCGGAGAGCATTGCAAATTTTGTAAAGCAAAACCGGTTTGCCCTGCCTATGGTCAGAAATTCCAGGAAGCCGAGACGCAAAAGAAAGATCCAACATTGATGGCCCCCGTGGAGATTGTGGCCATGTTAAATCGTCTGGAGGACCTGGTGGGCTACCAGAAGCAGTTAAAAGCCTACGCTCTGGCAGAAGCCCTTAAAGGTACTGAGATGCCCGGGATGAAGGTGGTGGAGGGACGGAGCAACCGGGCCTTTGCCGATATTGATAGGGCCTTTAAAAAGGTCATGGCTCAGGGGTATGCTGAATCACTACTGTATGAACGCAGCCCCATCACCCTAACCGCCGTTGAAAAACTGATGGGCAAGAAAGCCTTTGAGGAAGTATTGTCTTCTGACATCGTCAAACCCCAGGGAAAACCCACCCTGGTACCCGCATCCGATAAACGGCCACCCTTTACGCCAAAGTCGGCCGAAGATGATTTCAAGGACCTTGCGGTCCCATTTTAGGAGGTAACAACCAATGAGTAATATTGTATTAGGCGAAGTACGTTTTAGCTATGTCCATGTATTCCAACCCTATGCCGGCCCCCAGGGAGACCAGGATCCCCGGTATTCGACCACCATCCTGATTCCCAAAAGCAATGCCGCTTTGGTGCAGCAGGTATTCCAGGCCATTGAAGCGGCCAAGCAGGAGGGGATGACGAAAAAATGGAATGGTAATATGCCTGCCGTTATCTCGTCCCCCATTTACGATGGGGACGGTACCCGACAAAATGGGGAGGCCTTCGGGCCTGAATGCGCTGGGCACTATGTGATGACGGCGTCCAGCTATCCGGATTACCCGCCTGAGGTAGTCGTGGGCCAGGACCGGCATCCTGCCACTGGGCAAAACGAATTCTACTCCGGTTGCTATGGTTATGTGTCCGTGTCCTTCTATGCGTACAACCGGGGAAAAAATGGTATCCGATGTTCCCTTGGTAACGTGTGGAAGACCAGGGACGGGGAGCCCTTGTCCTCTGGGCGGACGAAGGCATCCGATGACTTTGGGAATATCCAGGTTGCCGGTGGTGCCCCGTCCGCAGCACCGGGGATGCCGCCGACCCAAAGTGGCTACTCATCGGGACAGGCCCCAGTTTATCCGGGACAGGTATCCCCGCAAGCGGGACAGGCTCCAGCCATGGCACCGGGTTATCCGCAGCAGGGGATTCCCACAGCACTGCAGCCTGCCTATCCGGGGCAGGCGACCCCTCCTTACCCCGCCGCACCTCAGGCGGTTTATCCCACAGCGGTGCCGACGGGCACCGACATTTTAGGACTATGAGTAAGGCCCTTCGGGGCCTTTTAGCACCATAAAGGAGGGGCTATGCAACAACTGAGCATCGATATTGAAACCTATTCCAGCGTGGATATTAAAAGCTGTGGCTTATACAAATATGTGCAGTCCCCCGACTTTGAAATCCTACTCTTTGCCTTCAGCTTTGATGATGAACCCGAGGTAGTGATTGACCTGACCGAAAAGGGACGGCAGCTGCCGCAGCGTGTTATCTGGGCACTGCAAGACCCGACGGTAAAAAAGACGGCCTATAACGCTGCCTTTGAGTGGTACTGCATCAATAAGTTTTACGAAGCTCCCCTGGAACAATGGTCCTGCACCATGGTCCAGGGACTCTACGCTGGTTATCCGGCAGGACTAGGGCGCATTGCCCTGGCCCTTGGATTCCCAGAGGATAAGCAGAAAGACCGCCAGGGGGCTGCCTTAATCCGTAAATTTTGTATCCCTCGGAAGCCGACGAAAAATAAACCCTACACCCGGACGCTGCCGGAACATGAGCCGGACCAATGGGAACTCTTTAAAAATTATTGTGAGCAGGATGTGGTGGTAGAGAAGGCCATCCGGAAACGCCTGGCGGCCTATCCGCTGCCGGAGCATGAACAACAACTATGGGTCATGGATATCTGGATGAACAGCCAGGGTGTGGAAATCGATAAAGATTTAGTCCGTGGAGCCATTGCCATTGACCAGGAAACCACCGAAGAGCTCATGGCCGATATGCGGCAGATTACGGGACTGGATAATCCCAACAGCCCCAGCCAGCACAAAGCCTGGCTGGAAGAAATCACCGGACGGGAAATCCCGTCTTTGGCCAAAGGCATCCTGCCCGATTTAATCGACGCTTTTAAAGACGATTATCCCGAGGCGGCGCAAAGCCTGCGTATCCGCCAGGAGTTAGCCAAAACCAGCATAAAAAAATATTACACCATGGCCAATGCCTGTTGTGCGGATGGGCGGGTCCGTGGATTGCTGCAATTCTACGGCGCCCATACCGGGCGCTGGGCCGGTCGGCTGATTCAGGTCCATAACCTGCCTCGTAATTATATCGCATCCCTTGACGTGGCCCGGGGTTTAGTTAAAAAGAAGGATGCTCAGGGGCTCAAGCTTTTGTATGGTAATGTTCCGGACACTGTGAGCCAGCTCATCCGGACCGCTTTTGTGCCATCGACTGGTTGTGTTTTCGCCATTGCCGATTACTCGGCCATCGAAGCCCGGGTGATTGCCTGGCTCTCAGGGGAGCAGTGGCGAATGGATGTTTTTAGAACCCACGGCAAGATTTACGAAGCCTCTGCGAGCGCCATGTTCGGTGTGCCCTTGGAGAAAATTGTCAAGGGGAATCCGGAATATGCGCTACGGGCAAAGGGAAAGGTGGCGGAGCTGGCCCTGGGATATCAGGGTGCCCAAGGAGCCCTGATCCAGATGGGAGCCCTTAAGATGGGCTTATCCGAAGAAGAACTTCCCGACATCGTCAGACGGTGGCGGGAAGCCAATCCTCGGATCCGGGATTTCTGGTACCAGGTGGAAAATGCGGCCATCGGCTGTGTGGAATTCTGCCAACCGGTGACCTTGAGCTGCGGCGTAACCTTTTCCCGGGATGAACACAATCTCTTTATCACCTTACCATCGGGTCGAAAGATGTTCTATCCTAACCCGGTGGTGGTCCCTGGGGATATGGGCCGCAAGCAGGTCCAGTTTGAGGGCCAGAACCAAACGACGAAGAAGTGGGAGCTGGTTCCGACCTACGGCGGGAAACTGACGGAAAACATCGTTCAGGCGGTGGCCCGGGATTGCCTGGCAGATGCCCTATACCGACTCTATCAGGCCGGGTATGCCATTCGGTTCCACATCCATGATGAAATTATCCTGGAAGTACCGGAGCCTATTGCCGTCGAATGCTATCACCGTATCGAAACAATTATGTGCCAGTCACCAAGTTGGGCCCCGGATTTACCGCTAAATGCGGATGGGTTCTTAAGCCCCTATTACAAGAAGGATTAATCATGATTAATGATCAGAAAATAACCATATCGACGGGGCCCAGTCGACGCAGCGTGTACTGGTACCCCCAGGAAATGCTGTGGTCGGAGTTCGTGACCCAGCTGGCAACGCCGAAGGTGACCCCGGAAAGCTTCGCCGTTTATAAATCCATGCGTAAGAATCAGCAGGATGATTTAAAGGATGTCGGAGGATTCGTGGGTGGCCGTCTCCGGGAGAACCGCCGTAAAAGCGATAAGGTCTTAGACCGTTGCCTCATCACCCTGGATGCCGATAATATCCCCGCAGGGGGAACCGGTGCCGTTTTACAGGCGGTATCCTCCCTGGGCTGTGCCTATGTCATTTACTCCACCCGGAAGCATGAGGAGGCAGCCCCGCGGCTGCGCATCGTTATTCCCCTGGATAAAACCTGTGCCGCTGAAGAATATGAACCCATCGCCCGGAAAATATCCAGTTACCTGGATATGGCCATCCTGGACCAGACGACCTTTGATGTCTGCCGGCTCATGTATTGGCCCTCGGTGTCCGTGGACATGGGCAGCCAATACGTCTATACCTATGCGGATAACCCTTTTCTATCGGGCACGGGCATCCTGTCCATGTATGAGGATTGGCACAACGTAGCTGAGTGGCCGGAAATCCCAGGGGCCATCAAGGTCCGGGAGCAGCGGGCGAAGCGTCAGGGCGATCCCCTGGAAAAGAAAGGGGTTGTCGGGGCGTTCTGCCGGATCTACGATGTACCGGCGGCCATGGATCGGTTTTTATCGGGGACTTACACCCCGACGGATATTCCTGGGCGCTATACCTACGCCGATGGGTCTACTGTTGGTGGGGCCATTTTATACGACGGTGGGAAGTTCATCTATTCCCATCATGCCACAGACCCCATCAGCGGTCTGCTCTGCAATGCCTTTGACCTGGTCCGCCTCCATAAGTTTAGTGATATGGATGACGGGGCCAAGGAAGGAACCCCGGCGGCCGCGATGCCGAGCTTTACGGCGATGAAGGAATTGTGCGTTGAGGATGCTCAGGTGAAGGCCCTCATTGCTCAAGAACGCTATGAGAAGGCCACAGAAGATTTTGAGGGCATCCAAGCGGATGGACCGGCCAATCCTACGGAATGGCTCAGTAAACTCAAAATGAACTCAAACGGTGGTTATGAAAAGACCATCGACAATGCTCTGATCATCCTGGAAAATGACCCCAATCTGGTCGAACGGTTCTGGCACGACGAGTTCGCCAACCGGGCGGTTGTCTCCGGGCGGCTCCCCTGGGAGACCCTGGAGGACGGACCCTATTTATCCAGAGCTTGGAATGATGCCGATGACGCCGGCCTGAGGCACTATATGGAGAAGATGTACAACATCACGGGACAGCAGAAGATCCTGGACGCTATGGCCATCCATGCCAAGAAGCATGGCCGGCATCTGATTAAGGCGTATTTACAGAAGCTAGTCTGGGATGGAATTCCCCGAATTGAAACCCTCCTAATTGACTATTTTGGGGCGGTGGATACGCTTTATACCCGGGCAGTGCTTAAAAAAGCCCTGGTGGCCGCTGTTTCCCGGATCTGGTGCCCGGGGACCAAGTTTGATAATATGCCGATTTTGACCGGAGCCCAGGGTATTGGGAAGAGTACCTTTTTCAAAAAATTGGGTGGCAGTTGGTTCTCCGATAGCCTGCGGACCTTCGAAGGCAAAGAAGCCAGTGAGCTGCTTCAGGGTTATTGGATTATCGAGGTTGGGGAGCTGGAAGGCTTTAATAAGTCCGAAATGGGCACCATCAAGCAGTTTTTATCCAAACAGGATGATATCTATCGGGCACCTTATGGCCGCCGGACGGAGGCTTTTCCCAGGCGCTGTGTTTTCTTTGGGACCACCAATGAGGATGATTTTCTCCGGGACCGAACGGGGAACCGACGGTTTTGGCCGGTGGATGCAGATAAAGCGAAGGCCACCAAAAGCGTGTTTACCGATTTAACGCCATACGTTGTTGACCAGATTTGGGCGGAGGCCAGTATCTTATACACCCAGGGAGAAGCCTTGTATCTGACAGGACGGGCCGAAGAAGAAGCCCAGGAGGCCCAGGAAGCCCATAAAAATGTGGACCCCCGGGAGAGTATGATAAAGGACTTTATCGCACGGCCGGTGCCCTTGGATTGGCCACAGCGGGACTTACAGGCAAGACGCGTGTATTGGGCCCAGGGCGTGAAGCAGGAAGGCTTAGAAGAGCGGATTCCCAGGGACCGGATTTGTGCCGCAGAGGTATGGTGCGAATGCTTCCAGAATGATTTAAAGCTAATGGGGCAACGGGATGCTAGGGATATTAACGGGATTCTGGCAGGGCTTAAGAACTGTAAAAAGTTTAAATCCACTGCCCGATTCGGCGGCCCTTATGGCACTCAAAGAGGTTTTGAGGTGATAACAGTTGGGCCAGATTTGTAAACACTTGCCCCCTAAAAATGTAAACAGATCCCCGATTTGTAAACACTTTGGGAGGATTTAACCCTGTAAACACTGTAAACAGCGTAAACGGAATAAACACTTATCCTAAGACTTGTAAACGGGCCATGTTTACGCTGAAAGCGCCTGGATATGGGCTTTCAATGGCCCGCATACACTGTAAACACTTATCTATATATAAATATATAAGTATAAAAAAGGGCGCGCGTATCCTATGCCCAGACGCTTACATACACGCGCGTGTAGACACGCAGAAAGAAAGGAGCAAAAAACAATGCTGGAAAAAGAATTGGAAGGGCTGCTGCGGGAGGAAACCCGACGCCAGGGTGGCCGCTGTTTTAAATGGACCTCCCCGGGAAACACCGGAGTGCCGGACCGGATAGTTATCCTGCCGAAAGGGAAGGTGGGATTCGTGGAGTTAAAGCAGGCGGGAAAAAAGCCCACACGTAACCAAGTGCTGCAGCTGAACCGCTTGTTAAAACTGGGATGTCGGGTTTATCTGCTTGACCGGGAGGTGGATATCAAAGAGGTACTGGCTGATATTGCAAAAGGGGGCCGCCCTGGCGCACGCTGGAAGGAGCAGCGCTTGTGATCTTTAAGCCCCATGACTATCAGCGGTATTGCATCAGCCGGATGCTGGGGGAAACCCATCTGGGACTGTTTCTGGATATGGGCCTGGGTAAGACGGTGATCACCCTATCGGCCATCAATGACCTGCGATACAACCGCTTCGCTATTCGGCGGACCCTGGTTATCGCCCCAAAGCGTGTGGCCGAAGATACCTGGACGAGAGAAGCCGAGAAGTGGGACCACCTGAAGATGCTGCGGATTATCCCGGTGCTGGGTAGCAAGCAGAAGCGCATCCGGGCGATAAATACGCCGGGGGACATCTGGGTAATCAACCGGGAGAATGTCCAGTGGCTGGTGGAGTATTACAAAAATGCCTGGCCCTTTGACTGCGTGGTTATCGATGAGCTGTCCAGCTTTAAGAACAGCCAGTCCAAACGCTTCAAGAAGCTGCGCTTGGTGCTGCCCCATATCCAGAGGCTCTATGGGCTGACCGGGACACCGGCCCCCAATGGGATGTTGGACCTTTGGGCCCAGGTGTATCTGCTGGACCAGGGTCAGCGCTTGGGAAAGACCCTGGGGTATTATCGGGATACCTACTTCCAGCCGGATCAGCGCGGGGCTGACCGGATTTACAGCTGGAAGCTGGGGGATGGCAGTGAGGACAACATCAAAGCGGCGATATCGGATATCTGTATCAGTTTGTCAGCCAAGGATTATTTGTCCCTACCTGAGCGGATGGACAACACCATACCGGTTTATCTGGATAAGCAAGCGCGGGAACGATACCTGGAAATGGAGCGGACCATGCTGCTGTCGGTGGATGAAACCACCATTGATGCCAGCACGGCAGCAGTGCTTAGTAATAAGCTTTTGCAGCTGTGCAATGGTGCTATCTACGATGAGGATGGTCAGGATTATGAAATCCATGACTGCAAGATAGACGCCCTTCGAGAGCTTGTGGAAGCAGCATCTGGTAAAAGCCTACTGGTATTTTACAGTTTCCGACATGATCTGCAGCGTATTAAAAAGGCTTTGGCCAAGCAGAAGCTACGGATTGGGGAGCTGAAGACCCCGGCGGATATCGAAGCCTGGAACACCGGGAAGCTAGATATCCTGCTGGCCCACCCAGCCAGTGCGGCCTATGGACTGAACCTACAGGCCGGCGGGCACATCGTCGTGTGGTTTGGCCTGACCTGGTCTTTGGAGCTTTACCAGCAGGCCAATGCCCGACTCCATCGACAGGGACAGGAGGAAACGGTTATTATCCACCACCTGATTACTCAGGGCGGTATGGATGAGCAGGTGATGGATGCCTTAAACCACAAGTGCCGGGCCCAGGATGCTTTGTTGGACGCATTGAAAGCCCGGATTAAGGAGGTGAAACAAAATGTGGGTTAAAGTTGAATATGGCTCTTTTTACAATGGGTATGGGGCTGCTGGAATACTTAGGTTGAATCTGCATCAGCTTTGTGTTGATGAGGGTGCAATGGTCGAATATACGGAGAATGGAGGCGAGAAAATCGTCAGACGAAAGAAGCATCGAAAAGCAGACATCCGAAAACTGTTTGAAATTATAAAGGGTGATTGTAATCAGTCAAACCAGAAATTAGCAGATATCCAGGATTATCTGGATGAAAACAGCACAGGTTATGGCGAATTATTTAGAAGTGCAAAACCCAAAAGGATCGGAAATCGGTGATGGATGAGAGAGTGAAGCGCCTAATCCTAATCATCGCTATGCTGCTATTGGTCTTCGTGGTGGCTGCTGTATGGGGCTATTCCGGTGATCGGCCGACGGTGGAGACCAGGACAACGGTGTATGTGGTGCCGTGGCCATGGACGCTAGAGTGGGACGGCAATGGATTTGTTATGAGATTGGAGGTAGATCAATGATAATCGTTGGGCGACACATGGAAGGTATATCTTATGGAAATGGGTATGTCGGAAGAAGAAAGGTATTATCTGAAATTTATCGAGGTGTAGGAGGACGTATGAAATACCGAATTGTATATGACAATGGCGGCCACTGTACCATTGAGGCTGCCAGCAATTTAGAAGCCGTGATAGCCGGGGTCGAAAAAGCTAGGGCGAAAGCGGGCCGGGACCTAAAGGCCATTTATCGTCTGTCGGACAATGGGTGTATCGCTGCTGAGTTGGATTTGGTGGCGGCAGACTTTGTGATGGAGGGCGAATATGAGCAAGATTAATACCGTCCTGCTTTGCCTGGTCGTCGGTTGCCTGCTGGCCGTCATCGGTGTGGGGGTTGGCACGGGCTTGATGCTTGCCTTGGTGTTTGTGGGGTGGCCCATGATCTGGGTGATGATAGGTATTGCCTTGGTGAGTGCTGCGATACTGTGGGTGGCGTATGGACGTTATCAAGATTGACGACTTGGAAGCTTACAAGCTGGCCGAGGGGATCATACGGCCGGTTAAGTGCTGTGGGACGTGCGGCTATCATGTGGGTGGACGGTGCATACGGATCCCGTATAGCAACCGGATAGCGGATGGGTTTGAAGTGTTGGGCGACAATGAGGCGTGTACATCATGGAGGTGTCAATGACAAAAAAAGAGTTATCCCAGCTTTATTGGCTTAACCGGGAAATCGAGCAGTATAAAAAAAGGCTGAAGGAACTCGAGGATTTATCAACGAATGACACGACGGGAGAAATTACAGGGATGCCGCACGGAACCGGGAGCAGTGATAAGGTCGGGAATTGTGCGGCTGAAATGGCTGATTTAAAAGCTTTAATCGAACTGAGTATCCAGAAGTGCTGGTATGAACTGAATCGCTTGAATCGGTATATTGAGGGTGTTGGAGATAGCCTGATCCGGCAGATTCTCATTTATCGGTATGTGAATGGTTTTACCTGGAATCAAGTGGCTGCGAATATTGGTGGGGGGAATACTGCGGATGGAGTGAAGAAGGCATGTTACAGATTTCTTGATAAGAATTAAAGTTGTCCCTTTTGTCCCGAGCTTTCATGATATTATATAACATGAGAAATATGTAAGTTGAACCTCTTGGCATTCGGGCGTTCTGCGGCAACAGGGCGTCCTTTCTTAAATAGTGCGTATAACACGCATAAAACATTTGACATGTATACGCATAAGGCGTATAATATAGATACAAATTAAGAAAGGAGTGACAGCTTGAAGTTTAAAGAGGCGATAAAAATGTTGGAAGCGGATGGCTGGGTACATTGCGCAACAAAAGGTTCCCACCATCATTATAAGCATCCAATAAAACCCGGAAAAGTAACCGTTCCAATACCAAAGCACGATGATATCGATCCTCGTACGCTGAAGAGTATTAAAAAGCAGGCGGGGCTTAAATAGCCCCAACTGCAACTCTTATTCAAGTATGTCATTCCATAAAAACAAAACAAGGAGGAATCATAATGGCTAATAAATCAGTGTATCCCGCTGTTTTTTACCCATGGGAAGGAGGTAAGGGCTTTACTGTCGAAGTCCCGGATCTTCCGGGATGCTTATCAGAGGGTGAGTCTTTACCAGAAGCTATTGAGATGGCACAGGATGCAGCTAGTGGCTGGATATTGGGAGAACTCGAGGAAGGCAATGATGTTCCGGAGGCAAGTAATCTCCAAGATGTCGCCGTTGATGAAGATGGTGGATTTAAACAGTATCTTGTATTGGATATTGCGGATTATGCCAGAAAACATGGTAAAAAAACAGTGAAGAAAAATCTTACAATCCCGGCATGGTTGGCAACTCGGGCACAGGAGAGAAATGTCAATTTTTCTCAGGTGTTACAGGATGCCCTCATCGATTATCTAGGAATTGCACAATAACAGATTTAATTCAAGCGCCGCCAACCCGGCGCTTTTTTAATGTCCGAAAGGAGGTGGTCTTGTGGGCATGACGGAAAAGCAGAAGCGGTTTTGTGATGAATACCTGGTGGATCTGAACGGTACCCGTGCCTACAAGGCTGCGTATCCGAACGTTAAGAAGGATATGACAGCGGCGGTGAATGCATCAAAGATGCTAAGAAATGCTAAGGTTAAAGCCTATATTGACCGCCGCCTGGAAGAAATCCGAACAGCCAAGACGGCCGAGGCTCAGGAGGTGATGGAGTATCTCACCTCCGTCATGCGGGGTGAGAGTAGATCTGAAATTGTTGTGGTGGAAGGCATCGGTGACGGTTGTTCGTCTGCATCCAGAATGGAAAAGGCGCCCGATGAGAAAGAACGGCTGAAGGCGGCGGAGCTCCTTGGGAAGCGGTGGAGCTTATTTACCGACAGGGTGGACGTATCCGGCTCCCTCGATACCCAAACCTCCAAACTAGACAACCTCATTGAGCAGATGAGGAGGGCACCCGATGGCGGATGAACAACTCCTACTCTCGAAAAAGTATAAAGCCTTCTTGCGCTGTGATGCTCCAGTAGAATTTCTCGAAGGCACCACTGCGGCGGGAAAAACCACCGTCGGCATTTTTAAGTTCATGTTGAAGGTGGCTGAGTCCGATAAAAAGCTGCACATCTTATCTGGCCTGGACTTGGGCACCATCGAGAAGAACATTATCAACAAAGACCTCGGGATCTTGGACGACTTTGGAGTACTGGTGGAGTACAATGCCTCGGGAAGAGGCAAGCACAGCTTGCCCCATCTGCTTTTCCGTACAAGTCGTGGTGATAAGATTATTTACGTACTAGGATATGACAACAAGGCCAGGTGGAAGAAAGCTCTTGGTGGCCAGTATGGCTGCCTCTACATTGATGAAATTAACATCGCTGATATGGAATATGTGCGGGAAGCCTCGATGCGGTGCGACTACCTCATGGCCACACTGAACCCCGATGATCCGAACTTGCCAGTGTATAAAGAGTACATCAATTGTTCACGCCCTTTAGCGGAATGGGCTGAGGAAACACCTATGGAAATCAAAGAATTGCTTACTGAAGAGCCAAAACCCGGATGGGTCCACTGGTTCTTTTCTTTTAGCCATAATCTAGGACTTTCTTCGGAAAAGTTAGAGAAGATAAAGACTAATGTTCCCAGGGGTACAAAGCTTTGGAAGAACAAGATTGAAGGTCTTCGTGGGCGAGCAACTGGGTTGATTTTCAGCAATTTTAATCGGCAGAAGCACGTTAAATCGAAGTTCTGGGTTAAACAGCAAATCAAAGACAAAAAACTCAGTTTTAGATGGTTCACTGCAGGGCTGGACACCGCTTACTCTGAGAAGAGTCCCGATGCCTTGGCCATGATTTTTATTGGGATTACTGAAAAGGGCCAGATCGTCGTATTGGATGAAGAAGTCTATAATAACAAAGACTTGGAAATCTCTTTAGCCCCCTCTGATATTGTCAATCGGTTCATCGCTTTTTTAGAGCGAAATCAAAAAGAATGGGGGCTGGCCCGGGATGTGTTTATCGATAATGCTGATCAGGCTACCATTATGGAGTTGAAGAAATATAAGCGTCGTTATGGATGCATTTACCAATTTATTGATGCTTATAAAAAGACGACCATTATTGACAGAATTCATCTGCAAATCGGATGGATTTCCCAGGGCTTTTATTGGGTTTTGGAGCACTGCAGGAACCACATTAGTGAACTGGAAAGCTACTCCTGGAAGGAAGATAAGTATGAGCCAGAAGACAGAAACGACCATACCATTAATGCAGGGCAATACGCCTGGCTACCGTTTAAGAAAAAAATTGGGGTGGAGGAAAAATAAGAAATGGGGTGGATAAAGAACATGCTAACACATGCGGCCATTCGGCTCTTGAAAATTGAACCGGCAAGGAGTAAAACAGTTGTAATCACTGAGCCGCTGACCTTTGAAGGAAATGTTCTGCGAAATCGGATTTGGTATCGCGGGGATCCATCTGAACTGGAACAGTTCTTTAAAAAAACAGCGGATGATAGCGTCTCAGAATCCCGGTTCTGGGCATCTGTTCCATCTGCTGGGAACACGGTTCGTAAATTCCATTCAGGTTTGCCATCCCAAATGGTCGACCGTTTATCAGATATCATTATGGCAGACTTGGAAAAAATAGAGCTGCCAGAAACCAAGGAATTGCAGAAGCGATGGGATGACATTGCGTTGGATAATAAATTTGATGATATACTCAGCCAAGCCATCGCAGATACCCTCGTTTGTGGTGATGGTGCTTTTAAAATCACCTTTGATACCGCCATAAGCCCCTATCCCATTATTGAGTTTTACGCTGGGGAGGAAGTCGAATATACGGTTCGGCGGGGACGAATCCAGGAGGTGAAATTTAAGACGAATTATTCCGTTGGGTCAAAGGATTATCAATTGATTGAAGCTTTTGGTCGGGGATATATCAAAAACTCCCTTGTGGACGAAGCTGGAAAATATGTTTCCATGTCAATAATTCCGGACTTAGAGGGGGTGGCAGATGTCACCTTTGAAGGGAACTTCATGTTAGCCGTACCAATCCTCTTTTTTAAATCACCCAAGTGGAATGACCGCGGGAAGAGTATTTTTGACACAAAATCTGATGATTTTGATGTCCTTGACGAAACGCTCAGCCAATGGGCAGATGCGGTACGGGACGGTCGGGTCTTAAAATACATCCCAAGGGATTTGCTGCCAACGAATGAATATACCGGCGAGGTGATGAAGCCAAATTCCTTCGATAACAAATTCATTATGATTGAAAGTGGGATGCATGAGGATGATAAAGGCGCTATCAATTTAACCCAGCCGGATATCAATTATCAGGCTTATTGCGAAACCTATGCCAGTAATCTAGATATGTGCCTCCAAGGTATTATTAGTCCAAGCACCTTGGGGATTGACCTGAAAAAGACAGACAATGCTGAAGCCCAGCGCGAAAAGGAGAAGACGACCTCCTACACGAGAGGGAAAATTGTTGATGTACTGGAGAAGGTTATCCCACAGGTAGTGCGCACCGCGTTAATGGCGGAGGATACATTGCATAAGCGAGCTCTACAGACAGTTGATGCAACGGTGACCTTTGGGGAATACGCCGCCCCAGACTTCGACAGTACTGTAGAGACGGTTGGAAAAGCAAAGACTTATGGCGTGATGTCCATTGAACAGTGCGTAGCCAAGCTCTACGGTGATAGCTTAACTGATGAGGAGAAGCAGGAGGAAACCAATAGACTGAGGGCCGAACAGGGGCTGGATGTTGTGGAAGAGCCCGCTGTCGCTGGTGAGGATGGTCTGAATCGGCAGTTGAATAGCGATGGATGAGAAAAAGAATGCTTATGATATCCGAGAAATCTTTGAAGAGCTGGAATTGCAGCTGATCGCCTCCATGAAGAGGAATCTTAAAAGCCATAAAAATCAGGAAATTGAGGAAGGCTTTAGATGGGAAATGTGGCAAGCAGCGAAATTACGGGGCCTTCGGGCGTATCAACGAGAGAACCGGGAAATCATGAATGCGTACCGCCCATTAATCAAACAAAACATTCGGAGTCGCTTAGTTGATGCGTGGAATCGTGGAGTGCGACTGTTCGGAAAGGTATGGCAGTCGGCCAAACATCGGCTGGGACAATCACAATCAGGTGGTGCTATTGCGCTGCCGCGGGACATTAAGCCCAAAACACCCGGGAGGGTGAGGGCCATCACTAAGATCCCCAAAGAGAAAGATTTTTTTGGTACGAATGATAAGAAGCTCATGGCCTTGGTTGATAGTGTTACCTCTGATTTTGCAAAGGTTGAAAATTCGACTTTACGAAAAATGGATGATATCTATCGGCAGACCGTCTATAAAGCGCAAATGAGCGTTGCTGCTGGCGCGAAGACACTGGATCAGGCCATTGATATGGCCACCATGGATTTTCTGACTAAAGGTATCCAGAGCATCCGGTATAGAAATGGCCATAACATCAGCATTGCCAGTTACGCTGAGATGGCCATCCGAACGGCAAATCATCGGGCTATGCTAATGGGCGAAGGTAAAAAACGTGACGAGATGGGCATCCATACCGTCTTTGTGTCGGCGCATGCCAGCACTTGTGAATTATGCCGACCATGGCAGGGAAGGAAACTTATTGACGATGTGTTCAGCAGTGGCACCAAAGAGGAAGCGGAAGAAATGGGCTATCCCTTGGTTTCTGAGGCTATCGCGGCAGGCCTGCTGCACCCTAATTGCCGGCATCATCTGGCAACCTATTTCCAAGGGATAACCCAGATTCCAGAAATTCCCGAGGATAGTATCATTAAACAGAATTATTCTGCGGAGCAAAGGCAGCGCCGGATTGAAGGTCAAATCCGTCGCTGGAAGCGGATGCAAGCAGGTGCTCTTGACCCTGAGCAATACAGCAAAGCAACGATGAATTTGAAACGCAGCCAAAGCCAGATGCGAAAACATTTGGAAGAACATCCAGAACTGCGACGGCAGTATAACAGAGAAAAGAACCGTCTATCTAATGCTAATAATCTAAAGATAAAGCAGAAAATATTGGCACCGCAATTGTCGGCGGCAGAAACTGGAGCTGTTAAGCGCTATATTAGTTCGGAGTCCTATAAAATCAATGAGGCGTTAAGAAGTGGAGAGCCCCTTTCAAAAACGGAGATAAACTTTGTGGCGCATCTCGATGGTGCCATTAATAAACTTCCTAAATATAACGGAACGCTCTATCGTTCAGTCACGTTCTATAATCAGGAGGATTTTACAGCATTTTTAGAATCACATCGAATTGGACAAACCGTTCGGTATCCTGCGTACACATCAGCGTCCAAAACAATTTATAACCCGGATGATAGTTTGCGAATAAAAATCTTAAACGTTTCATCTGGTGCGGACCTTGGGGCTTTTAATCCTGAGGAAAAAGAAGTATTATATAAACATGGGCAGCTTTTTAAAGTTATCGATGTCTATACCGAAGAAGGTAAGCCCTTTATAGTGATGGAGGAGTCCAATGAATGAGAAACAATCTTACAATGATTCACGTTTTGAGGAAGACCCGAAAGCAATTGTTGTTGGTCGGAAGAAGCTAACAACAGAGGAAGAAGCTTCTCAGAAACAATTTGACCAGGATATGGAGAAGTTACTGGCAGAAGGAAAAATAGAATTTTTAGAAAGTGAAAAATAGAAACATCTGTGCCAAAGGTATGGGTGTTTTTATTTTGCTAGAAAGGAGGTGTTTACCATGGCCTGCGGCAAGAAAAAGAAAAAAGGAAGAAAATAAATGAATGGCAGGGACCTGTTGGGTCTTTTTTTATGCCGTCTTTTTGGTATTGCAGACGAAAAAGAACAAGCCATCACCGGGCAAGACCGGGATAACAAATGAAGATGCAAGGAGAATAATCATGAATACAGAAGAATTTAGAGCCCTTGGCTTGGATGAAGCGGTAGCAAAAAAAGCCGCTGAAGCATCTAAGAAGGAATTGGAAGGCTATATCCCCAAAAACCGCTTTGAGGAAGTAAATACTGCGAAAAAGCAACTAGAAAAGGACCTAAAGGACCGGGATGGTCAGCTGGATGAGCTGAAAAAGAATGCTGGAGACAATGAAGCCCTAAAACAGCAAATTGAAGTTCTCCAGGGCGACAATCAGAAAAAGGATGAAGACTACCAGAAACAAATCAGGGAACTGGCCATCACCAATGCGGTCAAGTTAGCTATTTCAGAAACGGCTCAGGATGTAGATTTAGTAGCTTCTCTGCTGGATACGGATAAAATTATTTTATCTGCAGATGGTAGCATCACTGGGATTGACGAACAGGTAAAAGCGCTAAAAGAAAGTAAGACTTTTCTCTTCAAAGAAGAAGACTCAAATCAGAATCCACAGGCGGGTTTTCAATTTGGAGGCGATGGTAAAGGGAGTCAAACGGCCCCTGCTCAAAAATCCATCAAGGATGCCATCGCCGAACATTATAAACAAGGTTAATCAGAAAGGATAACAATTATGCCAATTACATTAGCAGAAGCAAAGAAAAATGTACAGGATGACCTCCAAATGGGGGTTATTGATGAATTTCGGAAATCCAGCTTTATTTTGGATCATCTGGATTTTGACGATGCAGTTTCACCGACGGGCGGCGGTGCCACCTTGACCTACAGCTACACCCGTCTTAAAACTCAACCTCAGGCCGCGTTCCGTGACGTTAATACGGAGTACACACCATCCACGGTCGAAAAAGAACGCCACAGCGTTGACCTGAAGGTCTTCGGCGGTTCCTTTGAGATTGACCGGATCATTGCCAATATGGGTGGGATTGTCAGCGAAGTGGATTTGCAGATCAAACAGAAGGTGAAGGCCGCTAATGCGCTCTTTAACCAAACTTTCATCAATGGGGATAGTGCGGTGGAATCCAAGGCATTTGATGGTTTGGATAAAGCATTAACTGGGTCTTCCACGGAATTCAACGCGGCCAGCGGAGACGCTGCCATTGATTTAAGCACCAGCGCCAACATTACCACCAATTATGTGGCATTCCTGGATATGCTGGATGAATTCCTCACTGGATTAGATGGAACTCCGTCTTTTATTGGCGGGAATACTCGGATGATCTCGGTACTGCGGGCTTGTGCCCGACGTTCTGGGGTTTACCAGACCACTAAAAATGATTTTGGATCGCAGGTTGAATCCTACAATGGTATCCCCTTTGTTGATTTAGGTGCAAAATCAGGTTCTAACGCCCCCGTAGTACCCATTGACACTGAAACTGCAACCTTGGGCCACACCTCCCTTTATGCCGCGCGATTAGCGCTGGATGGTCTCCACGGTGTTTCTATGGCTGGGCAATCTCCGGTGAAAACTTGGCTGCCAGACTTTAGCAGCGCCGGCGCTGTGAAGAAAGGTGAGGTTGAAATGGTATCTGCCATTGCATTAAAAGCCTCTAAGGCGGCGGGTGTCTTTCGCAAAATTAAAGTGAAATAGGCGGTGGAACATGAAGATTTTTGCACCTAATGAAAGCTACGCTGGTATCTCTGCCGGCGTTTGCTTTTCCCAGGGCGTCGGGGAGACTGAAAATCCCATTGCCCTTGAATGGTTCCAGCGGCATGGCTATGTTTTGGAAAAAGACTTGAAGAAAGCAAAGGCCAAAGAGAAGCCTGCGGCGTCATAATGGCTTATGTCGATGTAAATTATTATACCGAAACGTATCGAGGTACCGTATTAATCGGGGATGATATGGCGGTAAAGCTTGATCGGGCCTCCGACCAGGTGGATGTACTCACATTCAATCGGATTGTTGGTCGGGGATTCGACAATCTGACGGATTTCCAGCAGGAACAGGTCAAAATAGCTGTCTGTGCTCATGCCGACTTTACGGAGGAATACGGGACCTATTTCAATTCTCCCCTGTCCGGTTATTCTGCGGGCAGTCTTTCCGTAAGTTTTAATTCGGATGCTGTTGTCAATTATAATGGCGTACAGACCTCCAGAGAAGCCTACGGGTATCTGCAAAAGACCGGGCTGGTTGCCAGGAGGTTATAATGCCACAGCCTTTACCCTTTCCAGATTTTTTATTAAACACATCGGTGAGAATTGTGCAAAGCACGATCAACGAAGATGGTGAATCCAGCGAGATTTTACTTTATGACGGAAAAGCTATTTACGACGAAAAATCCAGGTCGGTGTTGGATGCCCAGCGACGCTTGGTTACTCTCAGTGGAAAAATTATCGCAAAAGGCGATATTTATCCGGGGCAATTGCTTGAAGGGTATGTAGAAGTCGGCCCGGATAAAAAATTTATTTACAACGCTGCTCGAATTCGAAATCCTGATGGTTCTGTGTTCAGCACAGAGTTGGACTTAAGCGGATGAAAGCTAAAGTAAAAATCGAACTGTACTCCGGGAAAATCAGGCAATTAGAAGGCGCCTGGACAAAGGCCTTAGAAATGGCGGCCGAAGCGATTTACAGTGATGTTATCGCCTCCCAGATCGTTCCCTTTGATGTGGGTACCTTGGAGGGAAGCGGATATGTCAAGGTGGATGGCCAGACTGCCCATATCGTCTTTGACACGCCATATGCCAGGCGACTCTATTTCCATCCTGAGTACAATTTCCGTCAGGATAAAAACCCAAATGCCCGGGGCCGATGGATGGACGATTACCAAGTGGGGTACCCGAAAGAGGGAATCGCTTTAGAAGCGCAAAAAATTTATTTTAAGAAGAATGCGGGAGGGCTTGTCAAATGATGATCAAAGATATCAAAAATTATTTAAAATCCGTTGTAGACTGCCCGAACTGGTATGTCGGCCGTATCGACGGCAAAAAGGACCAGTGCATTGGTGTCTATCCGGCCAGGTCACAGCCAAAGCCGGTCCCTATAGCCATTGGTGGAGTAGAAAACACCACTTACAATAAGCTGGGGGTTGAAATCCTCATCCACTGGGGGGATGCACCCACAGACGCCGAAGAAAAAGCCCAGGCGGTTTACAACGCCTTATATGGACAAAACCCTGAAATCGGTGGGAAGCGTGTGATTAAAATTGATTTGAATACGAGTTGCCCGGTGTATGCCGGTGTGGACGAAAACGGCATCTATGAGTTTGTATTGGGTGCCGTGATTTATTATGAAAGGTAGAATGATATGGTACACCCAGTATATAAATTAAAATTTAAAGTTGGAACCAGCGGTCTGGCCAGCGAAGAGGCAGCAATGGTTGTGGTCAAAAATATGGAGACCTTCGAAATCACTGTGGATGGAAATGTCGAAGACTGGACCTCCATGGAAAACGATGGATGGGCCAGTGCCCTGATGACCGGTAAATCCTTTAGCATCAGCTTAAAAGGGAAGCGTGATGTCGGAGATCCCGGGAACGATTATGTGGCAGCGGCGGCTTGGAAAGATGGATTGGACTGCAGCACAAAGGCACAGATTGAATTCCCGGATGGGGCAAAATTGGTCTTTAACGCCGTCCTGGATGTTAAAACGATTGAGGGCGCGGATTCCACCAACGTAGCGCCCCTGGAATTTGATATGATTGGGGATGGCAAACCAACCTATACGCCAGCCCCAAAAGAATAGGAGAAATGAGCTATGGGAAGAAAATACGATATTGTCAACAAGATTAACGCAGGCACTCAACGCCCCACTCTGGTGATCGATCAAGACCACGAGTTCAAGATCAATACCAGCCGGGCCGCCGTTCTGTCCATCATGGCTCTGGTGGAAGACCAGAATCAAAAAGACACCAGCTATACCGAGTCTTTTGAGATCACTGATAAGATTCTGAAGATTGCACTCGGCGAGGAAGCCTGCAAGTACATCGAAACCCTTGACCTGGATTTCAATACCTACATGGGTCTGTCTACAGTCATTATGGCTGCCATTCAGGACGAAGATCTGGAAAAGATTGAGAAAGAGGTGGCCGAACAGGCCGGAAAGTTTCGGGAAAACCCGGAAGCCGAAGTGCTCAAAATGGTATGACATTTTTGAGGACTGGCCCCTGATCGAAGCCAGCTTTGCCGCCCAGTACGGCATCCGGTTGCGGGAAGAACCCGACATGTCCTGGAGTGAGTTTGCCAATCTGCTCCAGGGCATCCTCCCCGAAACACCACTCGGCCAGATCGTCAGCATCCGCTGCGAAGAAAACAAGGAAATCCTGAAATACTTCACACCGGAACAGCATCGGATCCGCAACGACTGGCGTGCGCAGCACAGCGCGGTTGAGGACATGAGCAATGCTGAAAAAGAAAAAGACAACGCAGAAATCCAGGAAATGTTGCGGAACGCCTTTGGCTGATATATACTAAAAATATCAAAGTTAAGGGTGGTGAGCGTATGCGTCAAGATATAAAGAGTGCTTTAGAAAAATATAAATCTGTCCAGGGGCCTTATAAATTATTGTATGCACCATTAGAGAAGCATTTAACAGAAACCGAGAAAGTTCTATACTTAAGTGGTACGAATGTTATAATTAATCCAGAGGGTGATTTGAATGTCAAAACGTTAAAAATAAAAGGCGGTAAACCCTTCTTGTTTATAATAACCGATGAAAGAGTTATATTTTTCAACAAATTTTTAATGGTTGAAGAATTCACAGCGGTCCCCAAAAGGGAGATTAGGAATGTGGAATTTAGAAAGAACCTTACCGGCAGTACGGTCCATCTTTTCACTCTTTCAAAAACTTATGAATTTTCTATAATTTACGCAAAAAATTTAAACGAAGAAATTACGGGACTTTTAAATTCTTTGGCAGTGGATAAGAGAGAAAGTAAAATAGTACAAACTAGCGAAGCCGACGAGCTTAGAAAATTTAAAAAATTATTTGATGACGGGATCATTACGGAAGAAGAGTTCAATTTTAAGAAAAACAAATTATTGGGAATAGAATAGTTCTAGATCAACCACTAGTTATACGCTAGTGGTTTTTTAGTACAAAAAATAATGGAGGTGGCAAAATGGCTGAAGATGGTACAAGTGTAGGAAAGATTACGTTGGACCTTGAGGTAAAAGCTGATCTTGAAAAACAGATTAATAATCTTGCCAACATAGTCAGTCGCAATCTGAAGGCTTCCATGGAAGCAGGGATGAAAGGCCTGGACGGAACGCTGAAAAAGACCATGGACAAAGCCACAAAGGGAATGTTTTCAGGAATGAAGCAGAACCTTTCAAAAAATCTTGATGGCTTTAATGGACTGCTCAAGTCCCGGATGAGGCAGGTCGCCGACAACCTAAAAAGCGGCATCAAGACTTCTTTGGCTGCTTTTAAAGATCTTAAACTGCCCAAAATGCCTAAGATGAGCTTTCCTAAATCGTCAGATAGTGCAGCGCCGAAACAGAGCAACACGTCGTCTGTAAAGACGATCCGTGGGCCTCCGGCAATGGACGGTAAAATTTTAAACGCCCAGATTGAGACCCTGGCGGCAACACTGGATAACGTGAACGCCAGAATCGAATCCCAGAAGACAAAGCTGGAGCAGCTGAGAGCCTCATATGCCAATACCTTTGACGGGCCGCTAAAGAACACGCTGAATGAGCAGATTTTGAAAACAGAAGCCTCCATGCTTAAGCTCATTGGCCAGTCTGATAAACTCGGCTTTAAGCTTGCGGACCTGGATGCAAAAGCAGCGCAAAGTTCGAGCGGGATTTATCGTGCCCAGAATGAGATTGGTAAAGTTGACAGAAAAACAAAATCGGCGAACCCACGACTGAACATTTTATCTAAAATGTTGAGAAAAGTGGGGAGGAGTGCCAAGTCCTCAAGCACTAACGTTAACAAGTTTGGGAAAGGTGTTTCTGGATCTTTAGGCCAAATGTTCAAGTGGATGATCGTATTGCCAGCGATCGCAAAAGCAATTACGGCATTAGGAAAAGCATTATGGGAGGCTCTTCAGACAAATTCTGAGTTTTCGGCCTCTTTGAATCAGATTAAAACTAACCTGATTGTAGCTTTTATGCCAATATATCAAGCTGTTTTACCCGCTATCAATGCCTTAATGAGTGTTTTAGCAAAAGCATCCGCTTACTTAGCCTCTTTCATTAGCGCACTTTTTGGAAAAACCTATGACTCGAGTTATCAAGCTGCTCAAAGTCTCGTGGCCGCCAAGGCCGCAATGGATGCTTATGGTGGAGCTGCGGAGAAAGCCGCAAAGAAACAGCAGGAACTCTTTGTGGCAAGCTTTGATGAATTAAACAAGCCAAACAAAATTACAGATGATACAGACGCGGATGATGGATTTCAAATGTCAGGTCCAATGGACCAGACAAATGCTGCACTCACGGCAATGGCGGATAAATTTAAAAATATTCTTTCCCAGCTTTTCAAGCCTTTTCAGGAGGCGTGGGCGGCAGAGGGCCAGAATACCATCAACGCGATCAAGTACGCTTTGAACAGCGTCTGGGAGTTGATTAAAGCCATTGGACGCAGCTTTTTAGAAGTCTGGACCAATGGAACCGGCACTAAGTTTCTGATTCTGATTTTGCAGATATTACAGAATATTTTTAATATTATCGGCAGCATTGCGGAAGCGTTCAGAATTGCCTGGGAAACCAATCACCTCGGAACGCAGCTGGTCCAAACGATCTTTGACATGCTGATCAATATTCTGACCATCATAAAGCTTATCGGAGACGCGTTTTTGCAGGTGTGGAACAATGGGACAGGCGTCTGGATCTGCACGACGATTTTACAGATTCTCACCAATGTTTTTGGGGTAATCGGAGACATTGCGCTATCCTTTGCGAACGCCTGGCAGACTGGAGATATCGGTGTTCAGATTATTCAGGGGATTATGAATATTATCGGTAATCTTTTGGCCTTGATCCGAAATATCTCAGGTGCTTTCAGGGAAGTATGGGCAGAGGTCGGCGAGAGTGTGGCGACAACGTTTTTTAGTATCGTCAACTCAGTCATTGGTTTACTCGAAACATTATCTGCAAAGCTTGTCGAGGTGTGGAATAACGGCGGAGAGCATTTAATCCAAGGTTTTAGTCGATTAGCAGCAAAAATTTTTGAAGTTGCTGGAATTATTTTTACAGAATTTATAGCACCTTTTGCGGATGGTCTTTTAAATATTTTAGCACCTGCGTTTTCTGCCGTGCTTGATATTGCTGGCTATTTTTTAGATGGTTTAACAATGCTGTTTAATTGGCTGGCAAATGAAGGAAAACCAGTATTACAGGTAGTTACAGATTTAGTGTTAGGATTAGGAACAGCTTTTGGAATCGTCAAACTAGCACAAGCTACATGGATGGCCATTCAAGCGGTATATGGCGTAGTAATGGGTATCGCCACAGCCGTCACCACCGCTTTCGGTGTGGCCATGGCCTTTCTAACCAGTCCCATCGGCTTGGTGGTCCTTGCAATTGCTGCAGTAATTGCAATCGGTGTGCTTTTGGTCCAGAATTGGGATTGGGTTTGCCAAAAGGCCAGTGAGGTTGGAACCTGGGTATCCCAGAAATGGCAAGAACTAAAAACAAATGTTTGTGGCGCGGCAGAGGCTACTAAAAATTGGGTGGCCGAAAAGTGGAACGGGATGAAACAATCAGCCCACGACACCATGGCCCAGATGTTCCCGGAACAGGTTTCCGCTTGGGACCAACTTAAAGAGCAGTGTGGCGGCAGCGCAAATGCCTTAAAATTTGTGGCACAGTCAGCTTTTGACCTGATCCATAACAAACTCAGTGAGGTTGCCAATTATGTTCAGAGTGGCTTTCAAAACGCCTGGAGTAATACCTTTGGCGCTATCGGGAATTTTGTGAAAAGTACCTTTGATGGAATTGTTAATAGCATTCGGAGTGCGGTGAATTCGGCTATCAGTATCGCAAATTCAGCGATTAGTGCGGTGAACAGCATGAAGGTTTCTGTGCCTAAGTGGGTACCGGGAATCGGTGGGAAAACTTATGGAACAAGTATTAAAACCATCCCAAAATTGGCTTCTGGCGGCTATGTTGGACCAAATCAACCGACACTGGCTATGATTGGGGATAACAAGACACAAGGGGAAGTGGTGGCGCCGGAAAAGAAAATGCTAGAGATGGTATTGACTGCCCTCAAAATGTTTCAGGGCACGCAAAGTAGCGACGGGGCATCCCAACAGAGCAGACAGCCGATGCAGATTATTGTTAAAATCGGGGAAGAAACCCTCATTAACAAAATCATTCGCGGTATTAATGATGAGAGCCGACGAACAGGCGAACCGTTGATTATTCAAATTTAGAAGGGAGGTGCCCATGGCACGACAATTTGTTTGGGAGGGCACCGCCCTTCCTTATCCTGATAAAATCAATTGGGCTTATAACGAAATATCCACCGCAGAATCGGGTCGAACCCTTGATGGCACAATGCATAAAGAAGTTGTTGCCCCAAAGCGGAAGCTGGAATGTACCTGGCAGACCAGTGACGATAGCAAAACGGCGCGGATTTTGAGTGCCATCAAGGCCAGGACTTTTGGTACGTTAACCTATCCGGATGCCATGAGCGGCGGAGATATGACCCGGACTTTTTATACCGGAGATCCCAGCTGTGATAGCATCACTTTGATGCATGGCATTCTTTGGTGGACCATCAAGGTCAGTTTTATTGAACAATAGGAGGTGCGGATGGATACAATCTATAATTTTTCCTCCATCATAAAGACCGTAGATGGAAAGCACTATCTCATTAATGCGGCAAATACACTGGGCGCTTCCTATACGGCGAACAGCAGCAATACCAATGACATTGTATTGGGGTATGCTGCTGCCGCCTCCTTTAAAGTTTCCCTCAATAATATTGACGGCTATTGGGATTCAGTCATTTTAAAGGGAGCGGAGCTCCAGCTGAATATAGTCGGAGGATTAGAAGGCGTTGACCTTGGAATTTTTGAGATAGAGGAGGTTCGAAAGAATGAGGGATGTATTAATATAGACTGCATTGACCACATGGTTTGGTTTGATGTCAAGTTTTTAGGCGCCACATTCCCTTGCACGGTGGGTCATTTAGTCCAAGTGCTTTGTGACCAAGTCAACATAACCCTGGCTACACCGACCTTCCCCAACAGCGAAATCACCATAAAAGGCGGACAGGATTTCAAGGGTGTATCTTGCAGGGTAATCCTCACCTCGTGTATGGAAGTCGCCGGATCCTTTGCCATAATCAATCCCGACGGTCAGCTAGAAATAAAGTGGTATGATGTGTTGAAAATTGTCGATACTTTCGCTTATGGACAGATGAGCGCCTTCGCACCGGAGGAAAATTTGGTTGAGATTACCGGAGTCCGGTTTGAAACAGTAGAGGATAGCTTCGTAGCGGGGAATGATGGCTGCCCTTTGGACGTACCATCCAATAATCCAATTTTGAAAGATGCGGAAGAATCTGTGATTACGGAGGTCTTGGACACGATTTACCAGAAACGGGTTAAGTTTATGAGCTATCTACCTTGTACATTTAACGTGGCAAGTAAGCCAGCTTTACGACCCGGGGATGCAATAAAAACTACAGACAAACAGGGAAAGCAGTCAATCGCGCTGATTACCAGCCTAACTTTTACGGATAATATCGGCGTTAAAGTCGTATCATGTGGGAAGGCAAAGACCCAAACTAAAGGCTATACCAAAGGATATTCCGATGCAGCGACAGGGGACACCGGCGACAAAATCGGCTATGTCCTAGGCTACAACTTAGCCGACTACACCTACACCAATAGCACTCAAACTATCTGTGCCGTGGCGGTACAAGGGGACAATGACACGAGGGTGGATACGCAAATATTACTCACTTATGAGTTTACGCCGACGGCACCGGAGACACTCACCATCACTGGCGATGTCACCGGAGAGGTCAACGGTACCTTTGAGGGAGTCATTGATACCACTGCTGTATCCGGCACCCAGACGGGCAATCTTACCGGGAGCGTGACGGGTACCGCCGTGGCCATGCAGGATGCGCCGCTGGTCACCATTGACTACCGTATGGATGCCACGACACAATGCCGGATGTACCAAAGGCCCCACCCAGGGCTAAACACATTTTCGGCGGCATTTATCCCGGTTACCCAAAAGGGTGGCACGGTATCCCACGATGTCCAGGTCACGGTGGCCAGAGGTCAGATATCCGTTGCCAAACGGGATGCATCATTATCGTTATTGGTTAAAAATGGAACGGTTATTGACACACCGCCGTGGCCGGAAATCAATATTACACAAACATTTAATCGGATTGTGGTTACCGGGGGCGAGGATACCGCCATTAAAGTTGTTGAGATTGCAGAAAATATTAATGCCGGTACTCAAACGCCAGCTGGTGGAATATTTGTCGAAACGATGCAACCAATCGAGGTTGCACAGCAATCAGACTGCTATATCTATGTCGGTGGCGATGATAATCTGCTCTCCCCGTATTGGAACACAGAAAATCTAACCAGTTACCACGGGATGGCGATAACAAGTCTGCTAGATTGCACATTGCTATTTAACGGTGTGTACAATGCCGGCTCAATGGGAAATATTATGTTTGCTCCAGGATTTGAAGCCGTTGATGGAAGTCGCCCAACAGCATGGGATAGTTTGTCCATGCTGGATGCTGGAAAAACTTATCAGATGGATGTTGAAGTCATATCCGGAACTATAAGCGTCCCTGATGGGGCGAATACAGATAGTTTTAACATCTCATTAGCGTATGCGTCCACCGGAAACCCGGCGTTTTTAACAGCAAAACTTTTGCAAGGTGAAATCACAGCAAGTGGCGTGGCAAGTGGCGTTATATCCAACCTGAGATTGTATATTCGGCAAGGTGTAACTATAACGGCGGATAATTACAAAATAAAGATTAAAGTCACGGAGGTGGTTTAATGGCTCTAAAAGGAAAAACGACAATACAATTATTTGACGCAACGACCGGGGAAGAAGTGCAGAAAATTGAAGATGAAAATATGGTTACAGATGCGGTATCGAGTTTGTGTAATAACGCAAGCAAATATTTTGTACAAAATGTATTTGGCGCGGAGTATGAGTTTGATTTTGTGCCTATAGTCGGAAAACCAATAGATAGTATGTTTTCGGGCTTAATGTTATTTGATGAAAGTATATCAGAGAATAAAAATACTTATTTCGCCCCTTCTAATACGACGTTAATTGGAAAAGCAAAAAAACTAACAAATACGACCGATCGATTTACCGGTGTTCTGAATGAAGTTGAAAGCGTGACTTTGGACAATGGTAAAAAATATGTGTGGGATTTTTCCACAAACAAAGCGAATGGACAAATAAAATGCGTTTGTCTAACCAGTGCTGCCGGTGGATATTGTGGAACTTACTGTGATAAAGACACTGATCATAATTCCGCAATTGGTAAAATGTATCCGGTGCAAGCGCCAATGGTATACCTTAGTAGTAATATTGGCAGCAGCTATGGTACATATTATTATTATTATTATTGTATTATTGGTTCTGGATATGATAAATCTAATTCATCACAAGCAACTCCTTACAGTTCTTCAAAAACATCGAATAGTAATCTGAAAAATAAAAATGCTTATTTAATCGGAGTAAACTCCGATGGAAATTTTATATACGCAATGTGTACAGTTGGTTCAAACTCGGTCGCAATAAGTGTTTATGATTATAAAAAAGAAAAATCAAGGACCTTTGGATTAAATGAAAATTCATATTCTGGAAAATATTCTGAGAATTTATTAAACAGTGTCAATTTAAATTCGGATGTCGCAACTTTCGCGTCTCCGTTGTACTGGAAAACAATTGGCCAAAATACATATTCTATATATATTGACGCAAACAAAAATCTTAATGTAATTGTAATAAATGTGGACACGTTGACGATTACGAAACAAGCTTGCGGCGCAGTACAAGATTCTGTTTTAAAATCTAATTTTCAAATTAACGGAACTGACGGAATTCACATTTACACCGTAAATGTGGATTCCTCTAAAAACTCGGAAGGAAAATATAAAGGACTATCTGTATATAAAATTAATATTGATGATTTCAGCGATTACGAACTCATTCAAATTACCGAACCTTTTGAAAAATCAGGAAGCTATCCGACATCTTCTGAGCTGTATGTTCCATTATACGCAACCAATTGCTCAATTGTGAAATCGGCATACCCTAACTCATCACAAATATTATTTAAGGTTACGGCGGCTGACTATTATAAGGACGGTTCTACTTCAATTAGTAATGATTATTTTTATTGTTTGATTAATATTAAAAACGGAACTTTTGAATATTTAAATCGAAGTCCATCAACCGATGGGTTATTTTTGGGAATCTTGAATGATGGTCTACTAAATCCAATACAAGCTCCAGATTGTCCAATTTGTTTAGGTCACACTACTGGAACTTCTGTAATGTACACTCTACCCATGATGTTTTTATCCACAATCAATAATTTGTCTACGCCCGTCGTAAAAAATGAAACGCAAACCATGAAAGTTACTTATGAAATAACGGAGGTATAAACTATGGACGACCAGAAATTTTTAGATTTTGCAGAAGATACAATCGTTAATTATTACAACGATGTGTTACATCAACCTATAACTAAAGACAAAGTATTTATTGTGTGGTCATGTAAAACGCTCCAGAATAATAAGGCCATTTTAGCTACTCATAGCAAGGATAAATTGTTGTTTGAGTTGACCTACAATGGTGACAAAAAAGAGGCTTATTTGGATACGTATGACAAGATTAATAACCGGGTTGTGGAGGTATAAAAATTATGAAATATGATATTTTTTTAGGCATCGTTGGCACCGTCGGGGGTGTCATTGCAACGTATATGGGAGGCTGGGACACCGCATTGCAAGCATTATTAATTTTTATGGCCGTTGACTACATCACAGGACTGGTTGTGGCCGGCGTGTTTAAAACGTCAACGAAGACCGATTCCGGGGCCCTTGAATCCAGAGCAGGATTTAAGGGTCTTTTGCGTAAAGGCGGCATCCTACTTGTGGTCGTGGTGGCCTGTCAGGTGGATATGCTCATTGGGTCAAATCTCGCCAGGGATGCAGTGGTCATCGCATTTTGCATCAATGAGGCGTTAAGTATTATCGAAAACATGGGCCTCATGGGCGTACCGATTCCGGATGTGCTCACGAAGGCCATTGATGTTTTGAAAGAAAAGGAAACGGAGGAAAATTAAAATGAGTTTGAATGGAATTGACATTAGTGCTTATCAGCGGGGGATTAATCTGGATGCGGTGCCGGCCGACTTTGTCATTATCAAAGCGACAGAAGGCACCGATTACGTCAACGATGACTGTGACCGTGCTTATCAAGAGGCTAAATCGACCGGGAAGCGTTTGGGTGTCTACCACTTTGCAGATGGTAACAGCTCTGGGACGGCCGAAGCGGATTATTTTGTGGATAATGTACAGGGATACATCGGACACGCAATCCTTATCCTGGATTGGGAAACCAATGCCGTGAATTGTGGCCCTGGATACGCCAAAGAATTTTTAGACCGTGTACAGGCCAGGACAGGCGTTAAACCGCTTATTTATATGAGTGGGTCAGTTACGAACGAGTATGACTGGTCCGATGTCGTGGCTGGTGATTATGGACTCTGGGTGGCATATTATAGTGTTGATAGTGTTAATGGATATGTCCCAGATGCCCCAATGTACCCCATTGGTCATTGGAGTGATGCTGCTATCCTGCAATACACCAGTGGTGGACAAATATCTGGATGGGGTGGCAATCTGGACCTTAATGTGTTTTACGGCAACGCCGATGCCTGGGCCAAATACGTTGGTGGCGGACCAACCGTTACTAATCCCGAGCCGGCGCAAGGCAGTGATGTACCCTGGGATTTAATCAATATCCAGTATTGGATGGTCATCTGTGGTTATAATCCGGCGGCTCCCATTGATGGTATTGATGGGGTACAGACCACTAATGGTGTTAAATGCGGACAGCGGGCCTACGGTATCCCGGACGATGGCCTGTTTGGACTCATTACCCAGGCGTCCGCTAAAGATGAGGTACTAGCCTATCAGACACGCCTAAAAAAGCTTGGCTATTACACTGGTGAGCTAGATGGTATCCCAGGGCCGGCTACATTTGCGGCCGTCAAAACATTCCAGCGGGATCATGGATTGGTTGCAGATGGAATCGTTGGTATGGCTACACAAGCAGCTCTTGGACTTTAA